AATCCGAATAAGAAAGTGATGATGGTGTCACATACGACTGATCTGGCGGTGGACTTTGGTAGGAAGGTGCGAAACCTAATAAGTACGGATGAGTACAGGAGTATTTTTCCCGTGGTCAGCTTGGCTTCAGATTCTAAGTCAGCGGGCAGATGGAATACGAATGCAGGAGGTGAATACTACGCCTGTGGTATCGGCTCGTCCATCGCAGGTAGGGGTGCCGACTTACTGCTGGTGGATGACCCCCACTCTGAGCAGGATGTGATTAACGGTAACTTTGAGGTGTTTGAGAAAGCCTACGAGTGGTTTACCTTCGGAGCACGGACTCGTCTGATGCCGGGGGGCCGTGTGGCAATCATACAGACTCGGTGGCACATGGATGACCTGACGGGTAGGGTGACGAGGGACATGGTGAACAATGATCGTTCTGACCAATACGAGGTGGTGGAGTTTCCAGCGATCATAGACACGGCAGATAAAAAGAACAAACCCATACAGAAACCCTTGTGGCCTGAGTTCTTTAACTTGGATGCGTTATTACGTACTAAGGCATCTATGCCGACTTTCCAATGGAACGCACAATATCAACAGGAACCTACGGCAGAAGAGGCGGCTCTGGTCAAACGTGAGTGGTGGCAGTCGTGGGAGCAGGAACGGCCTCCTGAATGTGAGTACATTATTATGTCACTGGATGCGGCAGCAGAAACACACAACCGCGCTGACTATACTGCGCTGACCACATGGGGGGTGTTCTTTAATGAAGAGGAGAACGCGCATCACATTATATTACTTAATAGTATAAAGAAGCGTCTGGAGTTTCCTGAATTGAAAGACTTGGCGATGGAGGAGTATAACGAGTGGGAGCCTGACTCCTTTATCGTGGAGAAGAAGAGCGCGGGGACGGCTCTGTATCAGGAGATGAGGCGCATGGGACTACCCGTACAGGAGTACACGCCACACAGGGGGTCGGGCGATAAGCTGGCACGGTTGAATTCAGTTGCAGATATTGTAGCATCAGGTATGGTATGGATGCCAATAACGAGGTGGGCAGAAGAAGTGATAGAAGAGATTGCAGGGTTTCCATTTATGAGCCATGATGACCTCGTGGACAGTACCGTTATGGCACTAATGAGATTCAGACAAGGTGGGTTTATCCGTCTACCAACGGATGAGCCAGACGAGATTACCTACTTCAAACAAAGGCGAGGTGGATATTACTAATGGCTATTGAGAAAGGTCTATACGCAGCACCAGAAGGATTAGAAGAAGAGAAGGGTGAAGGGCTAGAAATAGAGATTGTTGACCCTGAAATGGTGACGCTGGATGACGGCAGCATGGAGATAACCATAGTGCCCGATGCCAATATAGGGGACATGACCGCCTTCGATGCAAACTTGGCAGACTTTTTAGAAGAAGATCAGCTATCTCTTATGGCAGGTGATCTGATAGGTATGGTTGAGTCAGATAGAGACGCACGGAAAGAGTGGGCAGACACCTTCGTAGAAGGGCTTGACCTGCTCGGACTCAAAATAGAAGAGCGTGCGGAGCCTTTTCAGGGTGCTTGCGGTGTATTTTCTACTGTTTTATCTGAAGCAGCCATACGTTTTCAGGCAGAAGCCATGAGTGAGACCTTCCCTGCGGCTGGCCCAGTACGAACTAAGGTCATTGGAGAGGAAGACAAGGACACATTAGAGGCTGCAGACCGTGTAAAAGCGGATATGAACTACGAATTGACCGAAAAAATGGTCGAATATCGGTCAGAACACGAAAGATTGCTCTATAGTTTAGGTTTATCGGGGTCTGCGTTCAAAAAAGTCTACTTTGACCCCAATTTAGGGCGGCAAGTTGCGGTATATATACCCGCAGAAGACGTAATTGTACCTTATGGAGCGTCAAACATAGAGACCGCAGAGCGTGTGACCCATGTAATGCGGAAAACCAAGAACGAATTACGTAAATTACAGGCCAGTGGCTTCTATAAAGAGGTGGATTTAGGAGATCCCATGCCTTATCACTCTGATATAGAGGAGAGAAAGGCAAAAGACAGCGGATATTCAATAACTGACGATGATCGGTACAGTATATACGAGATACACGCAGATTTAGTGGTTGATGGCATAGATTCAGAGGAAGATATAGCTAAACCTTACGTTGTAACGATAGAAAGAGGTAGTAATGCGGTACTTGCTATCAGGAGAAACTGGAATCCTGATGACCCACTCCAGTTAAAGCGCCAACACTTCGTACATTACGTGTATGTCCCCGGATTTGGCTTCTACGGCCTTGGGCTTATACACATCGTAGGGGGGTACGCTAAAGCAGGTACGTCTATTATACGGCAGTTGGTGGATGCAGGTACGCTTGCTAACCTTCCGGGGGGTTTGAAGTCTCGTGGGTTACGAGTAAAAGGGGATGATAAGCCCATAGAGCCGGGTGAGTTTAAAGACGTAGATGTACCTTCTGGTAGCATAAAAGATAACATTATGCCGCTACCTTACAAGGAGCCTAGTCAAACACTATTGGCCTTACTCGATAAGATAACTAACGAGGGCCGTAGATTAGGAGCCATTAGCGACATGAATATCTCTGATATGTCAGCTAATGCACCCGTAGGTACTACCTTGGCACTACTAGAAAGAACTCTGAAGCCTATGGCGGCAGTTCAGTCTCGTGTCCACTACGCCATGAAGCAAGAGTTTAAGTTACTTAAAGCAATTATGGCTGAGTATGCCCCTGCAGAGTATGGGTATCAGCCTAATCGTGGAGAGGTTAGTGCAAGACAATCTGACTATATGATGGTCGATGTCATACCCGTTAGCGACCCAAATAGCTCTACGATGGCGCAAAGGGTAGTCCAATACCAAGCAGTATTACAGATGGCGCAGTCAGCACCACAGATATATAATCTTCCGCAGCTACACAGGCAGATGATAGAAGTTTTAGGTATAAAGAACGCAGATAAGCTTGTACCTACTGAAGATGATGCACAACCGCTAGATCCCATTAGCGAGAATATGAACGCACTGACAGGTAAACCGTTGAAAGCTTTCATCTATCAAGACCATGCGGCACATATCGCAGCCCATGAAGCGTTTATGAAAGATCCTATGATAGCTCAGATGTTAGGACAGAACCCACAGGCTAATAGAATTATGGCCGCGTTAAAGGCCCATATAGCTGAACATTACGCATTCTTGTATAGACAACAAATAGAAGAGAAGTTGGGCGTTCCTTTACCACCACCTAACGAAACCCTACCGCCTGAAATAGAAGTAACCATGTCTCAAATGATGGCAAAAGCAGGTGAAAAAGTTACACAAATGCATATAATGCAAGGACAACAAGCGGAAGCTCAACAGAAAGCACAAGACCCAATTATACAAATGCAACAACAAGAGTTACAATTAAAAGCTCAAGAACTACAACAGAAGGGCCAGAAAGACTCTGTTGATATGCAGTTAAAAGTAGCTGAACAAAAACGCAAAGAACGCGAAGATACAGTGGATACAGTGATGGACGCGAAGCGTTTAGACCTAGAAGAGAAGGAATTAGAGTTAGAAGCGAAGAAAGCAGGGGTTAAGCTATCTTTAGACGCAGAAAACGCTAAATCTAAAATAGCTTTAGATACCGCGCAAATGATAAAGGATATAGATAGAGAATAGTGGCAGATACTTTATTTACTGTATTAAAGAAAAAGTTTGAAGAAGATAAAGCTTCTGCTATAGAATCTCTTGCATCTGGAGGAGCTAAAGACTTCGCCCAGTATAAAGAGACAGCAGGTTACATTCGAGGTCTGGAAACCTGTATGAGAACTGTAGAAGACCTCTCGCGCAATTACATGGAAGATGATGATGAGTGAAGCGGAAAGTATAAGTGAAGAACAGTTAGAAGCGATGATACCCTTACCTGTGGGTTACAGAGTGCTCATAGCACTGCCGCAGGTAGAAGAAACGTTTGACGGCACTGAACTTCTTAAATCGTCACAGACGAGAAATGAAGAACACGTTATGTCAATAATAGGGTTAGTCGTAGACATGGGCGAACAAGCGTATGCTGATAAAGAGCGTTTCCCTACGGGCGCATGGTGCAAACAAGGCGATTACGTCATGTTTCGTGCTAATTCAGGCACACGTTTTAGGGTGGGTGGTACAGAGTACCGCCTTATGAATGACGACTCTATAGAAGCCGTCGTCCCTGACCCCACTGGAATATCACGAGTATAAGGACTTATCATGCCATTTCAAAAAGTAGAATTTGAGTTTCCCGACGAACAAGAAGTAAACACAGATATTGAAATAGAACCTTCTAGCGAAATAGAGATAGATATATCAGGTAGTGAAAAACCTGTTGCCGAAACAGTGGTCGAACCCGAACCCGAACCCGAACCCGAACTGGAAATTATAGATGACACACCCGAAAAAGACAGGAATCGTACCCCGTCTGAACCACCTGAAGCTGTTACTAAAGAAGAACTGGACAACTATTCAGACAAAGTACGTAATAGAATACAGCATTTTAGTAAAGGCTATCACGATGAGCGACGAGAGAAAGAGGCGGCTCAGAGAGAGCGTGACGAGCTTGAGCAAGCGATGCGAA